AAGAAGCCGAGGACGTGCCAGAGCAATCCTGGCTGGCTTTGGAGGCGACGGTATTTCGTCAGCCAAAGTCGGAGTTATGGGCGATCTGGAACCCGCGTGACGAAGATTCTCCGGTAGACAATCGGTTCAGGAAAGACCCACCCGGTAACGCGGCGATTGTCGAGCTTAACCATTCCGATAACCCGTGGTTCCCCGAGGGTATGGAAACGCTCAGACGGCGGGAACTGGAAAGACTTGACCCGGCAACCTACGCGCACATATGGGAGGGCGAATATCTCGCCAACTCCGACGCGCAAGTATTCAACAACAAATGGCGAATTGCCGAGTTTGAGCCGGAAGAATGGGACGGCCCATATCACGGGCTTGACTTCGGTTTCAGCCAAGACCCAACGGCAGCCGTTAAATGCTGGATTCACGACGGCAGGCTTTATGTCGAGCGGGAGGCGGGTGGCGTCGGAATGGAGATTGATCAGACAGCGCCAAAGATCAGCCGGGATATACCAGGAATCGAGCGGTTCGAGGTACTGGCAGACAGCGCAAGGCCGGAAAGCATCAGCTACTTGACGCGCCACGGAATACCGCGCTGCAAGTCTGTTCACAAGTGGCCGGGCAGCGTTGAGGACGGGATTCAGTTCATGCGCTCGTTCAAAGAGATCATTGTTCACCCGCGATGCAAGGAAGCCGCAAAGGAATTCAGGCTGTACGCCTACAAGGTAGACGACAAGAGCGGACAGGTTCTCGACAAACCGCTTGATGCTCATAACCACTATATCGACGCCATCAGGTACGCGCTGCAACCAATGATCCGCAGACGCGAAACCAAATCCAAGACCACTTCACTCAGGGCTTATTGATGGCTGTCAGCAACACACATCCGTTTTACGACGAGAACAAAGACGACTGGCAAATATGCCGGGACGCCTTCATGGGGCAGAAGGCCGTGAAGAAGCGCGGAACGGTATATCTGCCCAAGCCGGGTGGATTCCTGGCCATGAACGATTCCGGCGAACAGGCATACGAGGATTACAAAAAGCGCGCACAGTTCCCTGAGATATTCGCGCCCACGGTCCGCGGAATTGTCGGCACGATCCATGGCGCGGAATGGCAGATAGAGCTACCGCCTGCGCTTGACTCTTTGTTCGACAAGGCAACCCCGGACGGCCTGTCGCTGGAGCTGCTTTCACGCCGCATCACTTCCGAAATACTTGTTGCGGGAAGATTCGGCTTGCTTGCCGATGCCCCGATGGAGGGCGGCGACCCTTACATATCGACGTACCGGGCAGAGACAATCATCAATTGGGACGAGGATTATTCCCTTTTCGTCCTAAATGAGTCGGACTACTACCGCACCAATTTCATTTGGGCATATGAGAACAGGTGGCGCGTTCTTATGCTTGAGGGCGGTAGGTACGTTCAGCAGCTACACGACACCAGCGGCCCGACTGATGAGGACATATCGCCCAGCGCAAGGGGTGGCCGCGCACTGACGGAAATCCCGTTCGTTGTTGTCGGCTCTAAGGACTTGACGGCAGAAGTCGAGGAGCCGCCGCTTATCGGCGTTGCCCGCGCCGCTCTGGCTTACTACAGGCTTGACGCTGATTACCGGCACCAGCTTTATAACAGCGGGCAGGAAACGCTTTTTATCATCAATGCCGAGCCGCCGGATTATGTCGGTTCTGGTGTCGTCCACGCGATCACGGCCCCCGAAGGCGTTGAGGTTGACGCCAAGTACGTAGGGCCTTCAGGCAAGACCATAGAAGCACACAGGCAAGCCAGATTGGATGAATTGCACCGTGCGGCAGATTCCGGCGCAAGAGTCTTTGCCGAAGACGGCGGCGCTAACGAATCAGGCGAAGCCCGCAGGCTGCGATACAGCAGCGAGACGGCCAACATCAAGACCATTGCCATGTCGTCGGCTGCGGGACTCAAGAAAGCCCTACAGCACGCGGCGCTGATTGCGGGCGCAAATCCAGATGATGTGATTGTCGAGCCGCCGAAGAAGATGCTCGAACCCGTGATGACCGGACAGGAGGCTTTGCAGCTTGTCCAGGCGTGGCAGACAGGCGGCATGTCCTACCAAACCCTATACGAAAACCTGCAACGCGGGCAGATCGCATCCATGGACCGCGATGCGGAAGAAGAGATGCGATTGCTCGATGCTGGCGAGTTCGAGGCCAGCACAGACACCATTTAAGGCGGAACGCCGAAGCGGAATGCTTTTTACCAACACCTAGCGGAATGCGAGGGAAATCATGCTTAAGACCATTGTTGAAAGCCTGGACGGAATGTCCGAGGAACTGCACGAACTGTACGACCAGACCGACGACGGGTATGTTTTGAAGGTCGATGATATCGACTCACACCCGGACGTTGTTCGCCTGAAACGGGCTTATGAAGCCGAAAAGGACAAGCGCAAGGAAACCGAAGCCAAGCTGAAAGACATTCCCAAAGACTTCGACAAGGAGCAGTGGGAGAAGGTCAAATCCGGCAAGGCCAAGGAAGAAGACCTGATTGCCCTCCGTCAGCAACTTGAAGCGGAACGCGACGAGTGGAAGGGTAAGGCGCAAAACCTGGAGCAACAGACCTACCAATTGACCGTAAGTCAGCAGCTTGACGAAGCACTCAAGAATGCAGGCGTGACCAACCCGGCCTTCAACAAAGCTGCACGGGCGCTCCTGAACGATGGTGTGACGCTCAAGGATGGCAAGGCGATTGTGGACACCGACATGGGGCCGATGCCGCTTGCAGAACATGTGAAGCGGTGGGCGTCCTCAGAAGGTGCTGCATTTGTCGAGGCCAGCAAGGGCAGCGGCTCGAACGGCGGAAAGGCTCCGACCAAAAAGGCGACTCTGGACGAGTTTAAGGCAATGGGAAGCGATCAAAGGACCGCGATCTTCAAGGATGACCCCGACCATTTCAAGCAACTCAATTCCCAATTGAAACAATCGAGGTTCTAAATCATGGCTCTTGTTCAAATTTCTGATGTATATGTACCCGAGGTCTACTCGTCCTATCTGAATCAGGACGGCCCGGAAAAGACCGCGCTTTTCGAGGCCGGTGTCGCTTTCCGTAACCCCACCATCGACCAGTTGTTCAACAACGGTGGTCGGGTTGCCGAGCTTCCGTTCTGGAATGACCTTGACGGCTCCAGCGAGCCGAATTACTCAACCGACGCGACCGGCGACACGGCGACCCCTGAAAAGATCGGCACGCACACGCAGATTGCGCGGCTGGCGTCGGTCAACCAGGCGTACTCGTCCGCTGACCTTGCCGCAGAGCTTGCCGGTTCCGATCCGATGATGCGGATTCGCTCTCGCTTCTCGCGGTATTGGGATCGAGCATTCCAGCGTCGGACCATCGCTTCGCTTGAAGGAGTGATCGCTGACAACGTGGCGAACGACTCCGGCGACATGGTGAACGACATTTCCGGCGCGACCAACGCCGATGTCGGAGCCTCAACGAAGTTCAGCCGTACCGCGTTCACCACGGCGGCGTTCACTTCGGGCGATCATTTCGACAACTACACGGCGATTGCTGTCCATTCAACGGTCTACAAGACGATGGTCGATAACGACGATATCGACTTCATCCCCGACTCGGAAGGACGCCTGACCATCCCGACGTTCATGGGTCGGCGGGTCATCGTTGACGACGGTCTCCCGTTCACCGCTGCGGGCGGCGCAAGCGCCTCCGACACCGCACCGGAATACACCTCGTTCCTGTTTGCCGAGAGCCTTGTCGGCTACGGTGAAGGATCGGTGCGTACCCCGGTTGAAGTCGAGCGCGAAGCCCTCCAGGGCAACGGCGGCGGCGTTGAAACGATTGTCGAGCGTAACGCATGGGTGATTCACCCGTTCGGCACCGCCTTCCAGTCGGCAACCCTGACGAACAACCAGGCCACGCTGGCCCAGCTTCGCCTTGCTGCGAATTGGGATCGCGTTGTGCCTGACCGCAAGTCAATCCCGTTTGCCGCGCTGATCACCAACGGCTAAGTCTAGCCAGCCGGGGCGGGCCTTCCTGCCCCGGTTTCAATGGAGGGTTAAAGATGACCGAATGGACGCCGAAGCAGCACATCGAACACCAGAAGTTGCTCGAACGAATGGAGCGGGAGCGGCTTAACTCCAAGGCCGAGCCTGTATCTGTACCGCGCAAGAAGAAGCGCACGAAAAAGCAGGCGGCAAAATGAGACGATACGCAGCGAAAAGCTCTCGCCTTTATCGGGCGTGGAGAGTTCAGCAGATCAACCGGGCGCGTAGGGCGTCATGACGCTGACTGTAGAGGACGGGACAGCGGTCACGGGCGCTGATGCGTTTATTTCGCTCGCAGATGCCGAGGCGCTTTACCTTGACCGATTTGGGGAGGCGTGGAGCGGAACCGACGTACTGAAGGAGTCCGCAATCCGCAGGGCGACCCGTTTCGTGGATTCGCTGGATTTCGTCGGCTCTCCTGTCAACGGCAGGAGTCAGCCGCTTGCGTGGCCGCGAAAGAACGCACATGACCGTGACGGCGAAGATATCGCCAAGACTGAATTACCGATCGAAGTAGAGCGCGCAACCGGGATTCTGGCGTTTGCCGAACTGACGACGCCCGGCGTTCTGACGCCTGAAATTGACCGGACGGGAATCGTCAAGCGCGAATCGGTCGGCCCGCTGGAGGTCGAGTATGCAGGCAACCCCGGCACGGAATCATGGCAGCGCACTACCATCACGGCGGCAATGGATATCCTCAAGCCGCTGATCTTGAGCGGAAACACGAGGTTTCTCGGCCGTGCGTAATCCAATCTGTCTCATACGCGCATTGTGGCGCTCGCTGAGGGCGTTTGCGGCTGTATCCGGCCATCGGTTCGAGACAGAGCATCCGACGCCTGAGAACGTCCACGTCCTGAAATGCCGTGATTGCGGATATTGTTCCGTCGCGTGGGATTGGGAATCGCTGGAGCCGTTCAAGTGAGCTTCGACTATTCTGGACTCAAGGAGACCGCTGACCGGCTGATTGCCCGGTTCGGCAAATCCGCGACACTGGTTACGCTGACCAACAGCGGCACGGATTACGATCCGACCGTGACCGAATCCACGACCGCGATTACGCTAGTGGAAATCGGCTACAGCCTGACGAACCGCAACGAATCGCTGGTGCAGGTGGGCGACAAGATATTTCTCGTCCAAGCCGCAGCGGAACCTGCGACAGACGACAAAATCCGGCTTGACGGGGCAGACTACAATATGGTAGACAGTCAGCCATTGTCGCCGGGCGCGACCGTGATGCTGTACGAAGTGCAAGCGAGAGCGTGAGTGGGCGAAATTAAACAGATTTCAGACGCCGATTTGAAGCGAGCGGAGGCCGATCTGGAGCGCGTGAAGCGCTTCGAGTCTGTCGTGGGCGATCTGGATGATGTAATGGCACGGATTGCCAAGCGCCGGTTTGATGCCTACGTGAAAGAAGGATTCAGCGAAGAGCAATCCCTCCGAATCGTCCTAAACTCTGACGACCTTTAATGCCGACCCGAAACCGCATCCTTGACCAGCTAGACGCGCTGGAGCCTGGGCTTGCGCGTGCGTTTCGTGATGCCGTCGCGCAAATCCGCAGCCGGGCAAGGCTCGACAGGCTGGCCCGAGCGATAGAGCGCGGAGACCTCCCCGGCGCATTCCGAGCGGCTGGCCTTGAGCGCTCCACCGCGACATGGGCGCTGGTCACAGAATCGGCCAGACGCGCATTTATCGAGGGCGGGCAAATGTTCGCAGACGATGCCCCGGCCCGGTTCGGCTTCGTGTTCGATATCAACAATCCAAGAG